TCAGATCGCTTTTGCTTTTGCTGACTTTAAAATGCCGAACATACACAATTCAATAGAATGGGACTACACAAAGAGAGATGAGTTTATCCACGTTCCTCACCTAACAAAAAAATGGAGGACTGGCAGGCTGCAAGAAATTATACAAAAGTATGGTAGCTACAAAAAATGAAATTACAGGCCGATGGACACTTTCAGGAGTTGAGCCGTCCGGTGAAACTTTCTCAAAAATTGTTTCGATGGTAAGAAGCGGACAAAGATTTAAGTTTGCCCGCTATGGAGATGGGGAAATAAACTGCATGAATGGCAAACAAGGGCGCAACTGTGACAGCCATGAGTACTACACCGATTTAGGTAAAAGATTAAGAGAAACAGTAAAAAAAGAACCTGATTACATGGTTGGCATCCAGCCGTTAGCGATTTCGCACATGGAGGAATCAGTAAAAAAATACTTTGGCCACTTTAAAACACTTTACGATTCAGACGCTATCCATTCAGCAAGTATTGACGGACGTATGGGCGAACTTTTTGAAGCTTTGAAGTTAAGAAAGGTTATTCTGGTGGGGCCTTCTCACTTATTTGATATGGGTGAGTGGGCGCATATTGTTACACCAGATCGTAATTGTTGGCTTCAATACGAGGAAATAAAAAAACAAGTATTAATACACGCGGAGCCTGATAATGTTGTTCTGTTGTGTTGTGGCATGATGGCGGAAGTATTGTTGCCAGAGATAGACGCTACCGTAATAGACATCGGGTCAGCTTTTGACCCATACGTGGGAGTTTTTTCAAGAAGTTATCACCATAAATTGAAGTTGTGAATTACAAAGACATTCCAAGTTACTGCGATTACCATGAATTTTACCGAAACGCTTTTAATGCGTTGCCTGATGGTGCTGTTATGGCTGAAGTTGGCGTTTATCTTGGTCATTCGGTGGTTTTTATGGCCGAACTTGCCAAAGAATCAGGAAAGAATATTACTATTTACGCGGTCGATACTTTTGAAGGCAGCGAAGAACACAAGCGTAAAGGGATTACTAACTTTTTGGAGCAGTACAAGCGTAACGTAAAGCCTTACGAGAAATACGTTGTAACTTGTATCGGAAAGAGTACGGAAGTAGCTAAAACCCTGAAAGTAAATTTTGATTTTGTGTTTTTGGATGCAGCACATGACTATGAAAGCGTAAAGGCCGACATTGAAGCGTGGGGGCCAAAGGCTAAAATTCTGGCCGGACATGATTATAACAAAATGTGGCCAGGAGTTGTGAAGGCAGTTGACGAATTAGTTCCTGATAGAATTTTAACAAGTAAAAGTGTTTGGTTATCAAATGTTTGGTAGGAAATCTTCATCATAACTTTGGAAAAAAATGGAAGAAAAAAAACGCTACGATTTAATTAATTTTTTAATAAAAAAATACAATCTTAAATCCTACTGTGAGATTGGCACACAAAGCAGGGCGCAAAATTTTGATAAGATAGAATGCGCTAAAAAATACTGCGTAGATATAGACCCAAAATCCAATGCTGACTTCATTGGGTCATCTGATGATTTTTTTAAGCAGTTAAACCGCAATTATGATTTATATTTTATAGATGCAAGTCATATTGCAGAAGACGTTAAAAGAGATTTTGAAAACTGTGTACGTCACTCAAATAATAATACATTCATCGTACTTCACGATTGTAACCCATTAAAAGAGGAACATACGATAGTACCACGCCCAACCGAGCGCGGCCATTGGCAGGGTAGTGTTTATAAATTCATAATCGAAGAACTTCACCTATATTACAAAAAATACAAAACGGTTGATATAGATTGTGGATGCGGGGTTTGGAACAATTCAGGCGAGGATATTTTAAAAGACGGAAATTATCCTATTAATAATTGGGATTCATTTAACGCAAACCGCAAAGAACTTTTGAACCTAATCTCTTGGGAAAAATTTGTAAATGCTTAGTGTTCTCGTTCATTCATTCGATAAATACCGGTTCCTTTGGGATGGGTGCGTAAAGTCTTGGCCGTCCTTATCAGTTCCGATGTACTTCGGTACGGATATACCAACAAACTACGATTTTAAACAATTTTCGCCTATTTATTCAGGTGAAGGAGAGTGGTCAGATCGTTTAACTAAACTTTTAGTTCAAATAAAAACGCCCTATGTTTTGTACGCACAGGAAGATCACTGGCCGACCTTGCCACCGCCAGACTTAAAGGCTATGATGCGGATAGTTAAAAAACACAACTTGTTACGGCTGCATCTTGGTCAGGTTAATCAATACTACAAGTTAAAGAACAATTTCTTTGAACCTGATTCTAAATACTTAGTATCACATCAGCCTTCAATATGGGATAGAAGGTTTTTTATTTCGTGCCTAAACCCAAACGAAACTCCGTGGGTTAATGAGTACGAAGGGACAAAAAGAATTCTATTCAAGCATCCAAAAAGAATAATGATTTACCCGTGCGATTGGTACAATCACAAGTGCGTTAAAGGTAAATTAATCTAACAAAGATTAGTAAACCAAACTAACTAAATCATTAGTTAAGTTATTGGAAATTTGGCGTGTGAGTTTCTTACGCCACATGCTATCGTATTTTTACCCTGAACTTCGTAGTTTAGAAAATCCTGCCGTGCCTTTGAGCATGTTTCCTGAAGATCGTAAAACATCTTCTGGGATTTCGATCAACGAAGAATCTTCGTTGTCCATCGCCACGGTTTATTCGTGTGTGAAGGTGCTATCAGAAACGATGGCTCAAATGGACTTAGAAGTGGTTGAAAAGGTCGGCAAAACTACGAGAGCCAACACAAACCATCCTAACTACTGGATTTTACACGCTGAACCATCACCATATTTTAACAGGTTTGAATGGGTTCAGGCAATGATGGCTTACGCTCTTTTGTGGGGTAACGGCTATTCAAAGATTATCCGTGATCGGTTCGCCAACGTAAAGCAGTTTAAAATTATTCCTTCGTGGGAGGTGGTGCCAAAGATTACTGAACGAGGTAAATTGTACTATGAATGGCAGCACGAAAAAGGTACGGAAGTAATTCTGGCCGAAGATATGTTCCATTTAAAAAATCTTGGAACCAACGGGATAGTAGGGCTTTCACCGATACAGATTCAGCGCGAAAATCTTGCCAACTCCATCGCAAAGATAAACCACGAAGGTGCGTTTTACTCCAACGGAGCGAAGGCTTCTGGTATATTGATGACGCCCGGAACGCTTGGCAATAAAGAGCAGCAGAACCTTAAGAACTCATTCGAGAAAGAAAACTCAGGTTCAAAGAATCGGTTCAAAACTATAATCTTAGAAGAAGGCGTTAAGTACCAACAGCTTACTATCCCGCAAAATGATGCGCAGTTTTTGGAATCCAAGAAATTCGAGCAAACGGAAATTTGTGGCTGGTATCGGGTGCCACCTCACAAGGTAGGAAACCTACAAGATGCGAATTATTCAAATATTGATGCGCAGGAAAGAAGTTTTGCAAAAGATGGAATTGTTCCGTGGGCTATACGATTCCAGCAGGAGTTAGACCGCAAGATTTTCTTTGATGCTGAGCGGGCTAAGTTCATGAGCCAGTTTAATCTTGATGACCTTATAAAAGGTGACATGAAAACAAGATACGAAGCATATCAGATGGGTATCAATGCTGGTTTTTTGAAACCGATATGGGCAACAGAGGCCGAAGGCTATCCAACAGAGGACGCGAAAGAAATTGACAATTTCTTCATGAATGGGGCAAACAAAAGTGTTAAGCAGATTTTAACAGAGAAAGTAAACGCAAATCCGCAATGAAAAAATACATACCGGGACAGATAAGGGCTTTTGATCGCAGCAAGGCTGAGGAAACGCGGACTGTTCAGTTCGTCATCAGTTCTTCCGACAAGGATCGTCACCGCTCCGTGGTAAACATGGATAACTGGAATTTAGAAAACTTCAACGCTAACCCAATAGTTGGCTATCAGCATAACGTTTACGGGGGCAATATGTGTACCCCTGATGATCCCGATGATGTGATCGGAAGCGGTCGCGCATGGGTTGAGGAGACTAATGGCAGAAAGGAATTGATTGGCGAGGTTACATTCGAGCCAGCAGATGTAAACCCAAAAGCTGAAAAGATTTTCAGAAAGGTATTAAACGGAACACTTCGCGCTACGAGTGTGGGGTTTCTTGAGATGGGTAAAGGTGAGCTTAAAAAGCAGACTGATAATCAGGGAAATGTAATTGATCAGACATATTACTTTGCTGGTCAGGAGTTGATTGAGTTTTCAATTGTAAACATCCCATCAAACCCTAAAGCATTAGGGCGCTCCCTTGATGTTCAAGAAGACTGGGCTTTGCAATACCTGCAAAGATTCATGCCAGAAACTATGAGCATTGCGCAGTTAAAAAACATGCGTGTAGCTGAAGTTTTTGAAATGATAAAAGGGAAAATAGAAGTAAAAGAAACCGAAACCGGTGAAGATAAATCTTCGCACAGCCGCAGACTACGTGAATTAAAACTTAAACAAATTAAACAAACAAACTATGGCAATTAAGGCTAAAAATCTTCGTCAGGAAGCGAAGAAGTTAGAGGCAAGGATGCAAGAAATCCTTACCTCAAGTGAAAAGGCCCTGTCGAACGAGCAGGAAGCCGAATTTGACAAACTGCATGATGAATCAGAAAAACTGATCCGTCAGGCTGAAAAGATTGAACGTGTTGAAAAACTTCAAATTGCTTCTGAGGAATCTGAAGAAGTTGAAACCCCTCAAGTGCGGTCAGTTGAAAAGCTGAACCCAGAAGAAAAGAAAAAAGCTGAGGACATCGCAATGCGCTCCTATCTGAAAACGGGTAGCGTACCTCAGAACCTTCGTTCGATCATGGCCCCAACAGCCGGAGAGAAGGACGATAATTCAATGATCGAAAAAGCATTGAAAGATTTGGGATTGGAATATCGCGCTACACAATCAACCTCAAACTCAGCCGGTGGTTACACTATCCCGCGCGGGTTCATGGCTGAACTGGAAAAAGCCGTGCTTGCTTACGGTGGAATGTGGGAATCTTCTCGAATCGTAAGAACCGAGAAAGGAAACGTAATGGATTGGCCCACCACAAACGACACTGCCAACAAAGCTTACTTGCTGTCAGAGAGTGGTGACGCAAGTTCTGCCGCTACTGCGGTAACGTTCGGAACTCAGCCTTTCGAGGCTTACAAGTACACTTCAGGGCTTATCCAAGTGTCAACCGAACTGATCGAAGATTCTGAATTTGATTTGCCTTCTGAACTGGTTAACATGCTGGCAGAACGCATTTGGAGAGGTACTAACGAAGCCTTCACGACTGCTGACGGTTCTTCTAAGCCTCACGGTATCATCGCTGCCGGTAACGCTGTTTACGGTGGCTCGACCTCAAGCGATACTGCTTTGGTTTATGATGACTTTGTAAACCTTGAGCACTCTGTTGATCCTGCTTATCGCAAGATGCCTGGCGCGGCCTTCATGTTCCATGATTCTGTTTTGCGGGAAGCAAAGAAGATTAAGGATAGCCAAAACCTTCCTATCTGGAATCCGGGCCTAATGGCGGCAGGCGCGCCCTCTACCCTGTTAGGGTATAAGTATGTTATCAATCAGGACATGCCTATTTTCTGGGGCGGTAACGCTACGGACAACGACACCGACAAATCATTACTTTTTGGTGATTTGAGAAAGTACATCATCCGTCAGGTGCGCAACATGCGTATCGTTCGCTTGAATGAGCGCTATGGTGAACTTGACCAGACCGCGTTTGTTGTGTTCTTCCGCGTTGACGGTGATCTGTTGAACGCTGGAACAAACCCTGTTAAGTACTTACGTGTATCTGCTACCTAATGCTTAGTAAGTTTCAGATAACAAGCGGGCCATCGTCTGAACCTGTTTCTTTAGAGGAACTTCAGACGCACCTGCATTTTTCCACTGATGACAGTTATCTGAACTCACTAATAAAAGCAGCGAGAATAGCAGCCGAACACTATACAGGACGGGCGTTTATAACACGTACAGTAAAAGCTTTTGCAGATGGATGGGAGAGCAAATTAGTTCTCCCATTCCCAAAAGTAACAGCGATAACAAGCGTAAGTTATTACAACGATGATGGAGTACTAACACTACTTTCAGAAGATTACTATTGGAAAGAATTGAATTCAGAACCAGCAGCAGTAATAAGAAAGTATGATGTTACCTATCCTGAATTACAGGACGGAAGACCATCAGCAGTTGAGATAGTTTATACAGCAGGTTATGGCACTGCAAGCGATGTGCCGGAGGACATTAAACACGCAATCAAGTTGATTGCTACTGATTATTTTGAACACAGGGGTCAGGTAGTTATAGGAGGTGTTAACAGAATACCGCAACACCTAACATACTTACTTCATCCTTATAAAATTTACAACTTTTGAAAATTCACGTAGTTATACCACTATGGAAAAGACCAGAAGTAACCAAGTTTTGTTTTGATAGATTTTTCAAATCAAAACATGATGTTAAAGTTACTTGTGTTATAAGCGAAGATGAGTATAAAAAAGTTTGTGAAGATTATGGATTTGATTGGGTTTGGGCTGAAAACAATCCATTAGGGGACAAGATCAATACAGGAATTAAAAAAGCATTGGAAAGCGAATTTGATTACCTGATGATGATGAACTCAGACGATGTTATAAGTTCAGAACTGATAGACAAAGTGTATGAGCCGTATTACGGCAAGCCGTTCTTTGGAATAAACAGAGTTACCTATGTGAACTTCAAAACAAATGATGCGCTGGACTTTCAGTACTCGTTTACAGTTTTAGGTATAGGCAAGATGATCCGCAGGGATGTTGTAGAAAACGCTTTCAAAGGACGCGGATGGATTTACAGGCCCGAGCTGAATAAATGCCTTGATGATACGATGATGGACGGATTGATACGGCACCAGAATGTATTTCCGGTAATAGTTCAGTACGATGGTCAGCTTGCGTGGGACTTTAAAAGCGAAACAAATATCTGGCCGTGGGAGCATTTTAAAAAGAAAGGTAAACCGGTATGCTACAAAGCCGCATAAGAAGGGGAGAAATGGATAGGCGTGTTACTTTAGTAAGAGAAGTTACGCTAAAGAATAATTTCAACGAACCCGAGCGACAAAGTTGGGAGATGGTTGCCACTTTTTGGGCTAAAGTAAAACACTCAAAAGGACGCGAGGTAGTGATTGCGGATAGGATAACTGCAGTAAGAGATGTTATGTTTTATATCGACTATCGTGAAGATTTAAAACAATGGGATAGGATAATACTTGAGGCGGTGCCGTATGAGATTATTTCGATAGCACCATTTGAGGAAAGTCGTAACCGGTATTTGGAGATTACTACACAATTAGTTGACAACGAAGAATGGACATAGGATTTAATTTAACGGGAGTAAAAATAGGATTTAATTTAACGGGAGTAAAAGAGCTTAACGATGTGTTTAAAGGCATGCCGTTGCAAGTTACCCATAGGGTTATGCAGGCTGCCAACGCAGACGCAGCTAAGATTCTCGTAAGTAAAGCCAAGTCACTTTCGCCAGTTAGAAGCGGAGGTTTAGTAAACTCTATCGGAACGGTAAAGCCTTCTTTCAGGAGAAGTAACGAGATAGGCGAAGTACACACGGGGCCGAGGCGCGGAAGATACAAAGGTTACCATGCGCATTTGGTTGAGTACGGAACCAAGAAAAGAAAGCGTGGAGGAATTATGCCGAAGCGACCATTTATGAAACCTGCATATATGGCAACTCACAACCAAATCTTAACTAACATAAACGAAAAGATTGGTGCAAAGCTTACTGGTTTTATGCGCAGAACATTGAAGAAAGGGGGATTAACTTATGCTTAACGCAGCTATTGATATTCTTATAAACAACAGTACAGTAGCTAACCTACTCGGTACAGATATTGACGGTGATCCAAAAGTTTACGCCAACATCTGCCCACAGGTTGAGAAGTTTCCATACGTTGTTTTAAGGATTAGTGCAAGAAGGCCGGAGGACTGTAAAGAAAATATGCCGACTGATTATACTTATAATTTTTCAGCGTATTGCTATTGTGACAGCTATGCAAAAGTTGATGCACTTAGTCGCTCGGTAGAGATGGCATTAAGTAGGGAGTCTGGAAACTTTGATGGTGTTAAAATAACAGAGATACGCTATTTAGATATGGCCGATGAAGCAGTTGAGATTTCAAGTTCACAGGTTTTACACGCCAGACGTGTTGACTTTGAAGCATTGGTAGATGAGAATACGGCTACTTAAGAGCATCCAAACACAGGTAAAAAAATATCCTGTTGGAACGGTAATAAGACACCATCACTGGAAACAGTTGGTGTATGAAGGTAAAGCAGAAATTTATAGCGGTAAGATGCCGCCAAAGAAAATGAAAACAAATTTTTTTAAACCTAAATAAATATGGCAGCAGTAAAAGGAAATGATGTGCTCGTATATACTGATAACGTAGCCATCGGTTGTTTAACCAACTGCACGTTTACATCCAACGGAGCACCGATTGATGTAACGTGTAAAGATGATGACGGGGCACCTCAGAGCCTACCCTCAAAAGGCCCGTGGAGTATATCTTTTAACGGTAACTTCAAAACAGATTCATCCACAGGGCTTGAGGAGCTTTTAGGCATCCGCAAAAACCAGACTTTGGTACAGGTAAAGTTTGGCGGTGATGATTCAGGTGATCTTTTCATTATCGGAGCGGCTTACCTGAATCAGTTAACATGGGAAGGCCCCCTAAATGCTATATCGACTTTCTCAGGACAATTTGATGGTGATGGCGATTGGGATTATGATACAACCACGTAAGGTTTTTGAATTTGACTTGGGCCGTAAAGTAGGGTTCAGATTTAATCTTCTAACTCTTGGTAAGGCCGCTAAATATTCTGGATGCTCTGTTGATGAGGTTCAGAAAAAAATGGGCCTTACCCTGAAAAAAGAAGGAGAAAACTATATCCAAGAGCAAAAGCCTGACATCGAAGTATTTTGTAATTTCTTTTTTGCGGCAGCGGAGAACTACGCTATCTCAAAAAACATTGCAATAGACTTTGACGCTCAGGATGTTTCTGATTGGATTGAAGCTGTTGGAGAGGCAAGCATTCAGGAAATGATTAATGCTGCATTCTTTACACCGATACTAAAAAACACGGAAGCCCCTCAGACGGAGGGGCAATAGAGTTTAACGATTTAGTTCTGACAGCTTGTTGTGATTTAGGATTAGAATTAGATCAGTTTTATGATTTGAGCCTTTACGAATGGTGTTTAAAATTAGAACACTATTACAGGTCAGAAAAAAAAGAAAATGAGTTAAAGTGGGTTCATACGCGGGAAGTTATTGCTGCTTTGCTTAATACCGTCAGGGACTCATCAAAAAAACCAGAACCATTTAAAGGCACAGATATAATAAAGCTATCATTCGATGAAGAAAAGCCGGTAGATTTAAAAAAGGCCGAGGAAGATAATGCGGAATATTTCAGACGAGTAAAGAAGAAATTCAATGGCAAAAAATGACATATTAGCTTCGATGCTCGTTAGGATAACGGCCAACTCCACGCAGTTTTTAGCGGAGATGGCTAAGGCTAACGCTGGCACGGCTAAATTTCAGAGTTCAGTTATAGCGGCTGGCAAATCTTTGGTTGCTGGTTTTGGTGCTTATCAGGTTATAGGAGCCATAAGAAGTGCTATCGGTGTAATGGCAGACTTTGAGGTTCAGATGTCAACCGTAAAAGCAATTACAGGAGCAACCGGAGACCAATTTAAAGAACTTGAAAAGAACGCTTTAGATTTAGGGCGTTCTACACGATACACCGCTACACAGGTAGGAAGTTTACAGGTTGAGTTTGGCCGGTTAGGGTTTTCATCGAAAGAGATTATTAATGCCACAAAGGCAACGCTAAATCTTGCGACTGCATCAGGTTCAGATTTGGCTCGTAGCGCAGAGATAGCCGGTTCAACACTTCGGGCTTTCCAGATAGACGCTAAAGATATGAGCCGCGTTACCGATGTAATGGCGGCAGGCTTCAATACATCAGCATTAGGCCTGGACAACTTTGCAGAGTCGATCAAATACGTTTCTCCTGTTGCTAAGGCCGTTAACGTTTCATTGGAGGAAACTACGGCTATGTTAGCCGTACTTGCGGACGCTGGAATAAAAGGCAGTCAGGCCGGTACTTCTTTAAGGAGAATATTTACTCAGCTAACAGCAGACGGAAGGCCACTTGCTGAAAGAATGGGTGAGCTTGCCGCGAAAGGAATAACGCTCGCAGATGCAAATGACGAAGTAGGACTTTACGCTCAAACTGCCTTATTAGTTCTTGGCAACCAAAACGAAAAAGTAAAAGAGCTAACCGAAACATATAAGAAAGCCAACGGGGAAACTCAACGTATGGCTGACATTATGGAGGACAACCTTACAGGTGATGTAACCAAGTTAAGTAGTGCTTGGGAAGGGTTAATCCTAAACGGTAAGGGGCTTAGTTTGGTTCTTCGTGAAATAACTCAAGGACTAACAAACTTTGTAACTGAGATAAGCGGGGCGGATGCGCGGAGGATGCTTGAATTTGAGAAGCGACTTAAGGGGATATCAAATAACCTGAATGAGTTAAAAATAACAGAAAACAGTCCAAGGATACGGTCTTTAATAGATGAAGCTAAAGAACTTGGTGTAGAACTACATATCGCAAAAAATGAATTAAATCAGGTAACAGGAATTTACAAAATTGTAAGAAGCGGCCTCGTTGGGCCACAGAGCTCTGGAGGCAATGTGGCTATGGAAATTGGATCAAAACTTTTTTCCGACTACCAACAAAAAAGAATACAGGATTATTTAAAAGAGCGTGAGATACAGCTTCAAATCCTAAAAGACACATACGAAAGAGTACAACTTGAAAGAAGTATTTCTGATGCTTTAAAAGCACGTATAGAAGACACAAGCAAAACACGATCTGATTTAATGAGTCAATTCGGTATCGGGGGTGATGGGAAGTCTTTTGATGCATCTGATCCTATGGGGTACGTTTTCGAGCCTTCTGACATGGAAGAGCAGGTTTCTTTCTATGAAGAAATGGGTGAAACTATCGAACAGTTTACAGAAAGAATTTTAAAAAATAAACAAGCCACAGAGCAATCACAATTAGCTTGGCTAAACTTTTCGTCATCTGTTGCTGATTCTATTGCCAATGTTATAAAAAGTGATGAATCTTTAGGCAAATCAATTGCAAAAGTTACCGCTTCTGTTCTTAACGCAGCCGAGCAGAGAATTGCAGCTTATTTAGGTGAAGGTATCGCAAAAGCATTTGCTATAAATCCGGTCGCTGGTATAGCTATTGCCACAATTGGACTCGGTGTAATAAGAGGTCTTTTGAGTAAGGTTGGAATGGGTAGAGGTGGCGCAGGTGGCGGAATGTCTTCTGGCAGAGTGAATAATGAAGTTTACGGAGGGGGAGTATCAGGATTACAAAACTCAACACCAAACATAACAGGAGTAATAAGAGGTGAAGACCTTTGGGTTGTTCTGCAAAATTATCAGCGTAATAACAAATATACTTCTGCACTTGGCTAAGATAAAAATACATACTATACAATTTTTACAGAACTATGAAGAATATTCATTAGGTGATATTATAGACGTTTTTGTAGAAACAGATGATGTCACACTTGGCGGGTTTACTAATTCAGACGGTGTAACTTGCGAATTAAATGGATCTCCTCTTTTGTCTGGTAGTTTTCTTCCATTAATAGGGTCGAATGTAATATCTGTAAATCAACTTTATCAACAATTCTGCTCATCAACAAATCTTGTTCTACCAAGTTATTTTATTGTATTCCCTTATGGTGTTTACTCGACACTTCCAAACCATTATTCGTGCGCTATTAATTCACCCACTTGCGATCTTATAGTAATCGGAACACCAACAATAACGCCAGCATCAGGCGAACTTGTTGCAGACGGAATAATAATTGTTAACGCTCAGTCATCAAATCCAATTCAATATGCTTTAGCTGATTTTGTTTATGGAGATGGACAGGCATCAAATATATTTGTGGTTATTCCTGGCACTTATCGAATATTTCTAAGAGATAGTGCAAACTGCGGAGCCAATCTACTGGTTACGGTTGGATTTACTAATGAGTTTGGAGTTTATTACAGATATGAATATGATGACATTGCCGGCAGAGAAACAAGGGTTGACATTCTTAAGCGTGGATATGTTGGTGATCTATCAATAATAAAAGGTGGAAGGAATGCAATAGAGATAAGCCTTAGAGGCGGAGGGAGTGTTGACAAATTTGAACCGGTATTATCAACAAATACGGACTTAAACTTGGTATCCGAGCAGGATGAATACTTTACCGAACTATATACTAACGATCGGAATCTATACCAGATGCGGTATTATAAAGAAGGTGTATTAAAGTGGGTTGGTAAAATACTTCCGTTCTCATACATGGACGAGTTAAAACATCCGCCTTACTATCTAAATGTAAAAGCAACAGACGGGATACCTTACTTAGATGAGTACTATTTAATTCAACAGGACGGACAGAAGTTTTACGGGACAGTTAGCCTTGTTAAATTAATAGCCTACTGTTTAAGCAAAACCGGAATTGAATTAAACATACGCGTTGGCGTAAATCTTTACGCTGAAGACATGGATCAGGACGATGAAGACGATCCTTTAGATCAGGCGTATTGTGATTATGAGTTATTCTATCTGGCCACGCAAGAACCTACTCTTGATTTTGTGCTAAGAAATATTCTTAAAACTTTTAAAGCGAGATTAATACAGTGGGATGGCGTTTGGAATATTGTAAGGGTTGAAGAATTATCTACCATATACGATTACAGGGAGTTTGATAAAAATGGAGACTACCTATCACACTCAACCTTTAACCCGCTAAAAGATGTTGAATATCCTGATCAAAACGGATTGATGTTTACGGGATTCCCTTCACGGGAAATAACACCGGGATATGGTCAGGTAAAAACATTTTACAAACTCGGATTAAAGCCTAACATTATAGACAATGGTGATTTCAGGTTAAAAAGCACATTTGTTCCATCTTTTAATACCTACACGTTTGAGGTAAACACCGATAAATTTACTTTAGTAAATGCTGGTTATCCGCTAACACAGGGTTATGAAAAAATAGATGATGGCAACATAGCTTATTGGATAAGTGGCGGAGAAGAAATGCTATTCAACACATCATCGGGTGATGCTTACCTGCAAAGCAATACTTACAATGTTGCTATGGGTGTTAATAACACTCTTAAGATACTTTTAAGATATAAAATAAACAGAAGCACGGTTACTTTTGCCGGCAATTCATATTCGGTAGAAAATCCTTATGTTAAACTAAGGTTTCGGGTTAAATGGGACAACTATTACCTACAGGCAGACGGATCGTGGACAACTAATGTAAACGTAATAGAGGTCTTTGTTACAACTTACAACGAATATCAGGAAACAGAAATAGTCGCTCAATCACCACCTGATGGTAATTTAGGTGGCGATCTTGATATAAGGGTTTATCATGCTTATGCGTTTTGGGCTAAATACCAAAGTATAGCTTCCCTTAAAGCGGTACAAACAATAGACGGAGTAATAACAGACCCAGATGATATTGTTATTCCAACTGGATATAGAACAGAATTAAGGGATGATTTTACAGCGCCTTCATACATACACTATTACGAACTTCAAGAAACAACAGAGGCAGAAAACGGTTATTTAATTATAAGACCAACTGATTACCACTCAACGACAAACCCACGGCAATGGGTGAGGGTTAACGTTACTTATGTTGGTGCGCCCGTAGGAGCCAATGTGTTTACTTTGTTTTTGGACAGGATCAAGGTAACATACTTACTTGACGGAAAAGAACCACACGACACCATAATAAGAGCCGCCAAAGCAGAGCCTTTAAATAACGCCATACTTGAGGATGAGATTATAATGGGTTCAGAATCTTCATTGATAGTGAGCGAAACAAATTTTAGTATTGATCTTGGCGCGTTTTTCCCTAACGCAGAACCCGGAATTACCATAACAACGGTAAACGTTTTGTCAAGCAGGTTAATTTATACAGGGTGGCTTAGAGATTCGGCTGGCAACGGATTTGAATTTTGGGCCAGAGATGCTTTTTCGGAACGGGAGCTACTGCACGTAATCAACAACAGGCAGTTAGCGTCACAGTACTACAAGTCTTGGCAATTATTGAGGGCTTCAATAATTTCAAAAACAGACTATTTTGGGTTTTTAAATACCCTCAGAAACCCGAATGCCTCAGATATACTTTATATACCAATTTCAGGAAGAATTAAGGATAGAGATTGTATATTTGATGGTGAGTTTTTAGAGTTGATAGATGCAACATCTGGTGGTATTTCTGGAATTGGTTTTACTAAAGGATTCACAACAGGATTTAACGCATGATACGAGAGCCAGCAGCATTTGAGAGCCTTTACGGAACATCGGGAAGTTTGTTCCCTGATAACACCACGCGAGAAATAAGCGAGGCTGATTTAAGGTCATTTGGGCAAGATTCTAAAGACTCGCTTGTTTTTAGATTGCCGCCTCAGAGCGTTGATACATCGGGAGCAATAACTTTAAATTTTAAAAACGCCTCGGATGTTATATTCTACGGGTCAGCTCAGATTTCAGCTAATAAAGTTATATCGTTTTCAAATTCAACAAACGCAACAAAACTAACTTTCTTATTTGATTTGAGCGGTACGCAAACTTTAACTTTTCCGTCATCATGTTTAATGAATGACATAAGATGGAACTCAGGAACAAAAGTATGGTCGGCTTTAAACTCAGGAAAATATAAAATGACCGGAATTAATGACGGTACTAATTGGTGGATAGATATAACTCAAAATAACTATTTATGAAAAATTTAATTTTAATCATTTTTTTATTTACCGGTGTTTCAGCATTCGGCCAGATTACTGTTGACAAGCTTCCATTTGTAATTGACTCAGTTGGTAGCACATCGGTTGTAAAGGTAACATTCACTATGCGTAGAGTTCCTAATATAATGGATTTAATAATCTACACCGATTCTGATAACTCAAGCACAGTTAGATGGAATTGCAACGGGACTTCTATGGTAAATGCTCCTGCCGTAGAGGCCGATAAACTAAGAACAATTACCGTTATAAACGGAGAGTTCTGGCTTAAGTTAGAAACATCAACAGACAAAATACACTTATTCTAATGAGATACTTTTTAGTTTTACTTTTGCTCGTGCCATTTTTTGCGAGCGCACAACAAGGGTCTGCAAATATTGGGGCTTTACGATCAAGGGTCACAGACTCTACAACAGTAGTAACTCCATCTGGCTACGGGGTTCTTTACTTCCAAACCCAAACAGGCAAATGGAAAGTTTGGAATGGTGTAGAGTGGAAAGATTTAGGCAGCGGGTCAGGTTCTGCCACATGGTCATCCATAACCGGTAAGCCAAACTTTGATTCGTTGTATTGGAAAACGGCAGACACCACATACCTGACAGGTAATACCTTTATAAATGGTGGTGGTTTTAAAACCGAACAATTGTGGGATTCTACCCGGCTC